CAAATTCTTTATCTGTTCTTCCATGGCCTGAACTTGTTGTTGCATTAACTGTTTTTCTTCTGTTCGGCGCATGATACCTTCTTTATCAAATATTTCTGGGTTCTTTTTCAACACTTCAAACTTATCCACGATACCCATTTGATAAGCTTCCATGTATACACCTAGCTCTGCCCACTTATTAGTTGGCAATGTAGAGCCGGGTTCAATTCTTAAATCGTGCTGGCCTAGATTATGACGTTCTTTTTTAATGTCTAAAATAGCACCAGTCTTATCATCGTATGTATTGACCATTGCTTCGGTCATGTCATTGTTTGCACTATTGAGACGGAACATCTTTTTATAAGTGTAATGACCTTTAGAAAGGTTGTATAAGACCTGACCTAATCTATTGATACTAAACTCAATATCTCTTAGTTTAGATTTTGGTCTTTCGGTTCCAAGCGCAATCATACGCTCTGTACCTTTAACCGTCTCGGGTGCTTTCTCTGAGAATCCGTGCATCATCTCAGGAAGACCAAATGTAAAATCAATATAGAACTCACACTGTTGAATCAGTCTATAAAACTCACCTGCTAATGGTTGAGGAGCAGGGAAGTGTGGTTCTCCTTGCGTAGAGTCTACCTCTATAACCGCGTTTGGATTTGCCCAATCTCTTTCTAATTGTCCAATATCCTCCACACTACCTAGTGGGACAAGTAATTTAAGTCCACCAGACGCTTGAGCATGGGAAAGAGCAAGTGACCAAAGCTTATTAAGAAGACGTTGCATCGGTCTAGCGCGCGATACATCTGACTTTGGATACGGGGTTTCTGTAAATATATTCGGAATAGGGATGACCGGATAGTGGTCAGTATTAAGAATAGTCTCATATAAAACAATTTGACCAATACTTGCACATACCTTAACGCGAGTTTGCTTAACCGGAATAACTTCATACTGACTTGCTTCTACCTGCTCTTGATTGCTTTCTATAAATTCTTGATATTCATCCTCACTAAAGACCGCTTCTTCACCGGTTTGCATATCAATCACACGATAGAAAGTAACCTTTACTTTATAGAAACGCTCTAAGACTTGATATTTATTACGGTCAAAGTAATCTAAGTCTTTTGTATCAGCAGGAGTAAACACCTTTTTGCTATTGCTATTCATAGCAGATGGGTAATCCTCTTCAAGATATGTCTCTAAATCTTGAATGATGCCTGCTTCTTTTTCCCCTGTCTCTGGGTTTTCTTGCTCGCCTAATTCTGGGTAGAGGCTCATGACCTGTTCACCGGTAAGGATTGTAGAGAGGATAACACCTTCAGCGTCATCATACCATCGGTTGCGAGTATTCGGAGAGACATACACCCTAAATGGGTTGACGTATGTGAACTTCACATCGCCTCTACCAAAGTCTGATTCTGGGTCTATATATGTATATAGATATCCCATGCCTGTTGTGGCATAATCATGTATTGCTTGTTTTAACTGCCAGTCTCCATTGGAGTTGCCCCAGACATATCCCATAATGGTTCTCCATACAGAAGCAACCTTTACATCAGAATCTTCTCTAGGTGTTAGGGTAAATGCTGGTGGTCTGGAAGTTAATACAGCTTTAAATTTTTCAATCGCTGGCCCAATTCTATCCATTGGAACGTCAGCTTGGTTACGAGATTGTAGTTCATCTACTTCCTCGTCTGTAAAATGATTCCCATGATAGAAATCAACATCTTGGCGAGCTTCTTTATCCCACTCAGAACGTGCGTCTCTCCATCGGCGGTATAGTTCTTGATTATAGTCTGCTCGTTTATCTGTTTCTAATACCATTAATCCTCTTCATTTGCTAGGCGCTGAACTAGCGCTCTATTGATTAAACCTTTTACCTTTGGGTTTAATGTTTCTGGTGCTATCATTTTTCTCTGCAATAAAGCTTGTTGTTCCCTAGATAAAGGAGTTTCCATACCAAAGGACGCTAGGTAAGCTGTAGATAGTTTTGGTACTTGCGATACTTCTTCTTGGTATACTGGAAATTGCATACCTGACTTATCAAATCTACCAGCGTTGGGTATTCTTTGTATATATGTATCAGGTTCTAATGGCTTTATCCGTCTGTCTGAGCGAATTGTACCCATTAAAGCATCTGGCTCTACCTGACTGGCTAGAGGGAAATAACCCCCTCTATCTCCGGGGTTATCACCCATAATCGCCCCTTGGGCTCTTAAATCGTTTAATAGTCTTTCTTGCGCTTCCGGGCTCGGTCTCATCATCCGCGCATCTGGTATTTCTCCACCATTTTGGTAGGGTATCGGGCCACCTTGTCTCATAATCATTCTTTGACCGGAGCGAGGTATCTTAGACTGTTTCATGCGTTCTAATAATCTTTTAACGTCCGCATCAGTATCCATCGGTTTACCTGTAAATGGATTGGTATTTCTTTTTGTTTCTAAAGAATCCATAAAGGCTTCAAATTCACTCTGCGCTTCGTTGTATGTACTTGAGTCTGGCCCCATCAATTCAATAGGGGGGCCATAATACATTGCTGGGTTGCGCATTTCTTGTTGCTTACGTGGTTGTACTTGACCACCGGTTTGATAATAATCTACTGGGCCGCCTTTTTTAAAATTATAAAACTCTGCAAGTTCTGGATTATTTTCTTTTATACTATCTATAGCATTTTGTGACAACTGCCTCCATCCTTTTTTAGAAGACATAAAAACATCGTCATCTACTTTTTTAAAGTCTATTTCTCGAAAAAGAGGCTGCTTACCCTTCATTACTCTTTTCAAAGGCGCTTTATCTGAGCGAAATTTTGATGCTCCATACAAAGCAGCTAATGCAGGTAATACCAAAGCGGCTCCGCTAGAGCGTTGTTTATCAGACATTGGCATTGTAGCTAAACCAGCTCCTAACCCATATAAAGCAGCTCCGGGAAAACCAGCGGGATTTTGAGAAGCACCAGCTTGAGCCATTTTATCGCTAAAAACATTTTCATCATACGGAAGAGTGTTTTTTTCAAAATATTTATTTATCTTACCACCCTCTTGATACACTGGGCCACCCTGTCGCCTTGTTAAAGCATATGAAACATCTCCAGTCCCAATATCAGCGGTTCTTTGAATGGGTAGTGGAGCATTTAAAACACGACCCATAACACCTTCTGGATTTACTCCGGCGCGAGAAGCTAAATTAGATATTGCTGCAAGTCCGGGTAAAGAGCCTAAACTAAGTCGTTCTGTAGCTGTCCCAGTTCTCCCTTCTGGCCCAAACCCTTCTCTAACATCAAACCTATTAGCGTATGTTCTTCTCTCTCCTATATCCGCACTTCCGGGCCTTGAAAGAAGTGCATCTTCTATACCACTATACTGGTCTCCAGTGTTTCTTTCCATCATTGTACTCTGTAGGCGCTCTAAAGTATCTAAATCTAATGTTTCTAAATCTGAACGAGAGTATTCTTTTGATACACCGTTAGATTCCGACATAGCATCTATAAGTTTACTTTTAACTGAAACTCTACCACCATCTTCATATTCTATTTTGCCACCCTGTTTTTTTCTAAATAACTTTTTTAAAAAACCTGAAGGTGTTTTTTTATTATTTACGTCAGGTATGGATGTTTTCTTTTGCCTATCAAAATACCCTTCAACTAAATGAGCTGGCAGTGAATCTTGAGGTGTAAGGTTCATTTTTCTTTTAGCACTTATTTGAGCCAGTGTTCTTAAAAAATTTTCAGACATAGAAGTTTTTTCTGGCTTAGAAAGATAATATCGAAGACCATCGCCGCCTCCTACTTGGTCAGCTGGTACGGCCATAATAACTTGCCCGGTAAACATATTACCATCCCTACCCGCATTTTCCGAAACTATATAAGAGCCCTCTATATCTTTTCCTTGACGGAGCACCTGTACTTGTCCACCCTCTTGATACATGGGTGATTTAGGTTGAGCAAGACCATTTTGCATAGATGCGGAGGCAATCAAAGCGTCCATAGCAGAGTTGCCATTATCCATTTGCTGCATAGCGCGTCCTTCGTTGGTGATTTGTTGTAATACGGGTAGGTAGTCAGGAACGGCTTCTTTTGGAATAATCCATTCGCCGCCTTCTAATTCAACTGGTTGCTCATCTGCAACCATGCCGGCGACTCCGCCTTGTTCGTGTGATGGGCCTCTTACAAGGCCGTAGCTTGGAAACTTACTTGTTGGGCTTGGCATATGGTATGTGGACTCATAGCTTTTAAGTGTTTATAAACAGTTCGGTAAAGTTGGACTTTACACCTTCCTAATATAAGAAGGTAATTTTCAATAATGCAATAGGTATTTTATTAATTTCTAGCGCCGGTCAACCAATTATACTTTTTAAGCCTAGGTTTTATCCCGGTCTTACGCTTAGAGTTCTTAAAGTCTTCCCTGCTTGTGGCTTGTGATTTAGGAGCTCTAGCAAAATAGTCTGCATAATAAAGCGCATCCATCAAGTCATCGTTTCTAGGCTTAGGGTGTTCAAAGAATTCGTCTACAAGCTCAGTCATATTACGTTGAATGTATAATTTTTTAGAATTAACAATAGGGCCTAGTGTTGTTTCAAGCCTATCTTCTTTTTTTATTCTATTTGGGGGTTTTACTCCTTTGAAGATACCGGGCATTAATCGTTTCTCATTAGCACTCATACGAGTGACCATATCCCTGACCATCTCTTGGGCTGCTACTGTCTCAATCGTTACCCGCTTTACTGGGGTATATTTCTTTGCTATCTCTATAATCTTAGCTGGAACATCAAATGTGGGTATCCTTTCCCTGAAATACTCCAAGACATAACGATTACTCTTTGAATCAATACCCATTACCATGATAACTTGATAGTCTGAGGTATCCGTTGCCGTGGCTGCAAGGTCAACCCCAATGTAAATATTGATAGGAATCATCTCATCGTGCTCAACAATATAGTTAAATCCATTAATTAACTTACGTTCACCGTTGTAGTGCTGGATTCTATCTATCTTAAAAGCTGCATTAGTTATATCACGAGCATCATTCATATACTCTTGAGCAAACTTATTGACGAGACCTGCCTCAATAAACTCTTGTTTCTTATGATTTAGTTTAGATAGTGGGAATTGTTCAGGCCATAAAGCCTTTCCATCCTCAATAGCACTATGAAAGAACACATCCCACGGATACGACCTATTATCTGTCTTGGCCTTCTTGAACCCATCATAGGTCATCTGCAAGAAACTATCAAAGTGTACAATAGTACCGGCGAGCCATATCCAACCTTCGTTCCCGGGGGACTCCTCAAGTGCGGGATAAATCGTAGAT